ACAGGCGGAGTTGTAAAGACATGCAAGGAGGTGGAGGATAGCAGCAACGCATACTTTGAGAGCGAGGACCACATTTCAGAATTCATCAGCGACAAGGTGCAGAAGTTTGAGGGGGGTATGATTCGTTCAGGTGACCTGAACGAAACATTCAAGAAATGGTATCGTAGTCATCACGACCGCGATGTTCCCAAGCCCAAGGAGCTGTATGCCGTTATGGACAAACGGTTCGGAAAGCGCGGGGCGCTCAAGGCGTGGAAAGATGTGTGCATCATACAAGACGACGAGTATTCGAAGGACGACACATTTGAGGATATTGGGTCGGCTTTAGGAATTGACGAATAGAAAGAATGCACATTACCATTATATAATAAATATAAATAATAAAATTACTTAGTTGCTTAGTTAATTAGTTTAATTAGTTACTTACCGTTTAATGCCTTGAGAGCCGCAGCTGCAGCAGCAATGCTGGGATTTGCATCGCCACCACTTGCAGCACCGGACGAACTATTCGTTTCACTTCCGCTAACAGCAGCTGCAGGTTCTTTCTTGTCGTCTTCTTTTTTATCACCCTTGTTTTCAGCACCTTCAAAAACCGAGTTGGACGCAATCACGGCGATAAATACCACGCCCAGTAAACCCGCGATGGTGTGTTTCAGAGTGAGAAACACGATGCATGCAACCAAAAATAATTTGCCGAGCATGTTATTGTATACGATTCCGAGCACAGATGGTTTGAAAACCATAAGCAAAACTACCACTGCGATCGCAGCGATAGAGAGTTCCTTCTGATATAGCATTTTTGGGGTAGTAAATGGTGCTATTTAATTATTAAAATATTATTAATATGAAATTGTGTATTTTATTTATACTATGAATAAACATTTTATTTTATTTTATTTTATTTTTTACTAAATCAAACCAAATCAAAACAAATCAAAACAAATCAAAACAAATCAAAACAAATCAAAACAAATCAAAACATAAACTGAATAGTTTAAAATTAACCACTAAATTAAATAAAAATATTCAACCAACATTAATATTTTTATTGTTTGTATATAATAGTTAATTTAGTTAAATTAAGGTATTTCATTACATTAGTTACATTAGTTATTAAATTTATCGCATTCAAGATATTTAAGTTAATATTAAAATTTAAATAACTAATAAAAATATAGCAATTGGTAATGTCATCTTTAGGATATTCAGATTTTAGCGCCGGAGCCAGCGCTACTGGAACAGCTGCACCGGATGGATACATCGCTGCCAAACGTAAAAATAAGACCATTAAATCTTTTGATTCCGCACTTAAAGGGGGTGGCGGTGGAAGTGGCGGAAACCGCGGCGATGATTCTGGCGCAGTAGGTGCAACATCTAATCCCAAATTGGAACGTCTGAAACAGTCCATTGCAAGAATCCATGCAGCCAGCAGTGATGAAGAGGACGAAGACGACGGTTCAAAAACAAATATGCTTCCAAGCTATCCGGGACAAGGTATGGGTCAAACTACGCAGCAACAGCAGCAACAGCAGCAACAGCAGCAACAGCAACCGCACCTATCACCCCCAATAGCCGATGCGGGTTCAGGTATAGCGTCGTCAACCACGTTGCCTCCGCCGACTACTTCGGAAGGAAGAACGCACCAACCCATGTTTAGTATGTCGCAACAGTCTGCCAGTCGCAATATTGGGAGTGGAGGTGGATTGGAAAACTTTGCAATGAAGATGCCCAGCACATATGCAGCGCAGTACTATAAACAGTATGTGCCATACAATAAGATGTCCAATGACCTTTCAAGTGCGGCAGCGAATAGCGACGAGCTGATAGAAAAGTTGAATTACATTGTGCATTTACTTGAAGAGCAGCACAACGAACGCACTGAAAATGTAACTGAAGAACTTGTCCTATATTGCTTTTTAGGCGTGTTTATTATTTTTGTGGTGGATTCATTTGCACGTGCCGGAAAGTATACGCGCTAACGCGTTAACGTGTTTATTAAATTATTAAATTAATAATAATAGTAGTCAATAAAACATTTATTATTATTATTATTATTATTTATTTTAATATAAATTATTATATATACTGTAAATACTGTAAATTAATAATACAATAATACAGCATTATTGTTACTAAGGTCGTTTAAATGCAGAGTAATATATTATTAGTTGATAAGCGTGTTGATAAATATGAAACAATTGTTGCATCAGTTAATACAGAAACGACGAAATGTGTCGTTTTCGACGTAGATGAACTGGCAATGGAACAACCCGAAAATTCCAGCTTTTCAAAAATTATCGCGATGATTGACGCTGCAATCGATAATGGAAACAAATATTTAACCAATATTGGTATTGTGCAGCATAATTATGATACCACATACTATCAAATGTTTGGTCGTGGTTGTAAGCGCGCATCAATCATCGGAGTTGAAGAAATAGACCCAATGTTGACAGTTGAATGGGACGAAGTTAATTCATTTTTGAAAACGCTCAAAACATTATACGGAGTCCAACACTTTGATATGATGGCATGCTCACTTTACGCAAATTCTGGTTGGAAATATATTATTGATAATATGAGCGAACAGGTCGGAATTGAGATTCGTGCATCAATCGATATAACGGGAAATGTAGCAAGCGGTGGAAACTGGTTTCTTGAATCTCATACAGGTGTTGATTTAAAAACTGTTTACTTTACGGATGCAATAGAAACATACGATGGAGTTTTATTTACGTATAATAGTGACTCTAAATACAGATATGGGATAAATGCGACATTTATGGATAGCACATACACCCCATCTTGGAGTGCGCTTTCTGTTCCGAGCATCCCGAGTGCACCATCACGTCCGACAATTCCTTCATCGGCACCATCTCTCTCAGGCGATGGTTCAAGCATTAATGGTATGTGGGGATTTCCAAACGCGTCTACATATTTGGTAACTCCATCAGGAGATGCATTAAATAATATAATACAGATTGTCCCTACACAATACGGGTTTTCTACTTTAAATAAAGATGGTGCAGTTGGCGTATACGGCTATGGTGCAAATTATTCGGCAAATACATCGTCGTTTGCAGCACTTACTGGCTCGTCTGTATCTTCAGGCGTTGTAAGAATATATGGTAGTGACGAAATTTATGCCGCACTTAAATCTGACGGAAGCCTTGCTTCGTGGGGCGGTTGGTATAATTATTATGCGAATATCAATAATCGATACCCATCGGGATTTACAATCACATCGGGTATTGTGAAAGTATTTCCAGGTTCAGCTATGTTTGCCATCACTGCCAGCGGTGAACTGGTTGGATGGCAAACGGCTACGGGATTTGCCAATTTTTCTACAGTATATCCATCTGGGGCATCACTTTCGTCCGGAGTAGTAGACGTATATCAAAGTTGGGGAAATGCGTATCTTGCACTTAAAAGTGACGGTTCAATCGTAACGTGGGGATATGTTGGTTTTGGAGCACAAGCCGGAAATAACCACGTTGGTGTTACTTTCAACTCAATAACACCTGGAAGAACAAGTTGGGCTGGAATAGATACAAATGGCGGAATTGTATTAATTAATAATTCAAATACCATATATAACCCATATAACGCAGACCTTACAACTGGATGGGTTAAAATAATACAAGTAAACGCGTTATATTTCTGCGCTCTTAGAAATGATGGCACTGTTGTAACGTGGAGGGACTCATACGCAACATCTGGTCAAATTGATAATACTTATGCCACGCGATATCCATCAGGAATAAATATGGGCTCGGGGAGTGGAATTGTGAATATTTACGATTTGGGTAATGTTGGTTTTGCAGCACTAACCAGTGCAGGACAGCTTATACGGTGGGGGGGTTATTCTAATCCGGCGTATTTATATAGTGGAACGTCAAGTACAAGCATTACAAGTGGCGTTGTCGATGTATGCTCGGCTGACTCGACTGCTGTCGCATTAAAAAGTGACGGAAGTGTATTTATATGGGGGCGAGATGTTCCGACAGGTGGCACAGCGTTCACGCCTCAAAATCCAACTCTGGGTTCTGGAAGCGGAATCGTTAGAATATTCGGGTCGAATGCTTCCCAGCTTGTGTTTCTTAAGTCCGATAAAACCATGATTTACTGGTCAAGATTTGCAACGGGTCGAACGATAGAAAGTAGTTATTTGGGAGGAAGTTCTATCTCTTCAGTTAGTACGGTGTTTTATAGCCAGGATGGGTTTATGTCAGTCGGTACGCCTGCACCAGTTGCGCCGACTATTACATCGTTCTCGATAGCTGGTAAAACGTATGGTACAGACATTTCATTCAATTTGATAAACCCGTCATCTAATAGTTCTGGTGCATTCTCATATTCGTCCGGAACAACATCTGTAGCAACTATTTCAGGTTCAACCGTTACAATAGTGGCTGCCGGTTCAAGTGTAATTACTGCGACTCAAGCTGCAGCCGGAGCATATTCGAGTGGAACAATAACCGCAACACTTACGGTTTCACTTGGAACTCCAACTTTATCCGGAACCACGTTTTCGGTTGCAACTCCAAAAACATATGGAGATATCTCGTTCAACATTACAACCCGTCCTACCAGCAACAGCAGCGGTGCAATAACATATTCGAGCAGCAATACCAATGTAGCAACAATAGACTCATCCGGAAATTGGATAAATATTGTTGGAGTAGGTGACGTGAGTTTCAACGCTACTCAGGCAGCAGTTGCAAACCAATTCACCAGTGCTACGAAAACGAGCAATACACTTACGGTTGCAAAGGCAACACCGACACTGACATTTGCCAGTCCACCCACCACAAAAAATGTTACCGATGCAGCTTTCACAGTTACTGCGAATAGTGCAAACCCGACGAGTCCGGGAGCAATCACTTACACAAGTAGCAACACCGCATTTGCCACGGTTAATTCAATAACTGGCCTGGTTACATTGGTAGGGCCAGGAACTGTCATAATAACGGCCGCTCAAGCAGCAACTGCATTATACAATGCGCCCACCAATGCAACATGCTCAATCGTAATAAGCGCCGCGGGTTCAATTCTTGCCGGGCAAACTGTTTCTCCGAGCACCAGCTTCGCCGGTGTGAATTTAGCAGGGGCATCGTTCGCAAATTCAACTCTTTCGGGTGTATCGTTTTCAGGGGCAACGCTTACAGGCGTGAACTTTTCAGGTGCGGTAATTACGGGAACCAATTTCACGAACGCAAACATTAGCGGCGCAACGAATTTGCCCACATTTAGCACCACTCAGAAACTGCAGTTGCTGAGTAATATAAATAATGTCGCGATTAGTGCGATTCAAATTACATCACCGTTAAGTGGCGCAGATATCAATGCGATACTTCCGACGCCAGTAGCGGCTATTTCCACTGCAACATTCACTCTTAAGGTGCCAACCACAGTAGACGCAAGTTCAAACAAAATAGTAACGGTTTCAAGCACGGATATTTCCAACAACACGTCCATATACATTCCACTGAATACAAACGAGTCTGTGAAACTAAACGGAACGGTATTTTCCTTCAATGGTTCAAATATATTGGATACCAGTGGTAACGCGAGAACCTATTTGACCGTTGCAGGTGTTCCTTTTAAAATCTATGCCGGCTCCATAATTGGTTTGAATATATTATCGTCTATCAATGCTGTTAGGTTTACGGGCAATGTAACTGGAATGTATGACATTATATCGGGATTGTTTGTGTCAAAATAAATAACACTAAAAAAATTAAAATTAAAATATATAATTAATTATTAATTAATAATAATTAATAAATATAAGTAATTATAAAATATGTCTTCTCTGGCAACCGCACTCAACGCGTTCAAGGTGAACGGTAATGGACTTTACGATGCAATGAAATCGGTATATCTATTGACAAGTGGAACGAATTCTGGTCAGGGTTCAGCACTTTCGGCCAATACGATAGCCTCTTTAAATTCCACAAAACTAAATGGCGATGGACTGTATGACATTCTTAACGGCCTACTCCGTCCTGCATAACAACTCAACCACTCGTCAACTCCGTCAACCTATTGTATTCTTCTCTGGTTAACACCACATATTCCGTTTCAGATTTTGATTCATCAGTCCCTGTGGCAGGGGAATGTGCAACCGTCGTAGTTATCACGGCAGGTGCATGTGCAGTCACAGATGCACTATCATACTTAACCGCTTTATATGCGTAATATAACCCGTTCATGGATTTGCAAGCTATCCAAGTGCCAACGTTAACGGTAATACGGATTGCAGCACTTGATATAACGTCTAATAAAAATAAAAGAACCATTTTATTTTTTATAGTAATTAAAATTAAATATTATCATTATATTATATAATAATTATTATATTATATAATAATAAAAATAATATATTCAAAAGCACAAACACAACACCGCATCGAATGAATTGTTATTTAGCAGGAGCAGCAGGAGTTGGACTCCTTGGAGCAACCTTTTATACGATGAACGCCCAGTCCGTCGCTAATGATTACCGCGGCAAATTAAAGCCAGAAGCGCTAAGTGCGTATGATAAAATTGTCAAAGAGAGAAGTGCCATTTACTTTCAGGGTCTCATCCTTGGATTGGTGGTTTCATATATTGTTCTTTTTCGTCTGTCACCCACAAAACAGCTCACCAATATGTTTCACCGCGTTACACTATCGCTTGCGGTCGTTATCATTGTATCGTCCATGTATTACTGCGTGTCTCCGAAAAGCGATTACATGCTGAACCACGTTACGAATGGCGAGGAATCCAAAGCGTGGCTCGAAATGTATAAGACGATGAAACATCGATACGTTATGGGATTCATACTGGGTTCTCTCGTTGCAGTTCCACTGGCATACACATTTTGTTAATGCGTTGTTCACTAATGTATAATGTATAATAATAAAAAATTGATTTAAATTTATATTTTCATTTTGATTAGTAGCAAGGCAATAGCTAATACTCTGTTTCGAATCAAAATGACTTCTTGGGCCAATATCGCTAAGCGCAACCTTACGACAACAACATCAGGTAAACCAATTGGTGGAGATACTAAATCTGGCATCTCTGGCAACACAGGCAACACAGGCAACACAGGCAACACTGTCAAAGCAAAGGATCCAGTTCTTCAATTTGACCGCGAATGGTTCCTTCGAAATTGGCGGATATTTGAAAACACTTACGTCATGAATAAGGAAATTCTTGAGTCAGAAGAACGTTTCCAAATCATGCCAACCGACCTCGCGCTGCGACGACCGGATGCGGCAACAACAGTCCCAGTGTTTGCAACATTGGCCCAGCACGAACTATGGATGCATGAGGAAAAAATGAAAAATAACAAGTATTCGGATGAAGTATTCCAAAAACGAATTTCAGAATGGCGCACCCGAATGAATTGGCACCTTCCGCCTATGAAAACAAGCGTGAGCCCGGAAGAAAAACGGCGAGGGTTCTATCTCAGCCGTCACTACAGCCATCGCTACACTGGATGTGAGGTGGCTGATGTAGTATCATACATCACTCCATACAGCACGGCACGCGACCTCGAAAATGAAAAACTGGTGAACATGATGTGGTGCCTCATACATTCTCGCTCGGAAGAGCTGACTGCATGCAGAACGGTTGCTGATTTCACGGCGCTGTTTGACCGAACGATTCATCTTGAGTATCCGCAATGGAAAACCCGCGCACACCAAATGTTACACCGAAACGTCATCACACCAACCAAAATACTGTGGCTATTTTCACAAAAAGCCAATGTGTTTCCAGGCCGCGGTCGTCCCGGAACTGCCAGATGGGCAACTGTCCCGACTGGCTATAAAACACGCGAGTCGGATTCCATTTATACCAAGAGTATGGTATTCTTCACACACGACGTGTGTCGGGACGGAGCCGTTGGACAAAAAGGCGGTCGAGAAGAGACAGGCATTTGTGTGGTGGAGCGTATGAAACAAGATGGCGAAAATGCCAAAATTCGATGGCTGTTATCTGCAAAACAGCTCCACGAAATGGAGCGCGTGGAATTCAAACCCGAATATGACCCATTTCCACCGACCCCGTCGTATTCAAGCGACTGCGACTATGACTATGATTGGCTGTGAACGGGAACAGGTAAATAGTGACTCATTGTGTAAATAATAAACAGAATAAAATTGATTATTCTTTTTATTTTAGGTAGTAGTGTGTATGAAGGGAATCATTACCGTTACATAACAACACAACATTATTACATTGGAAAAATGACGTCAATAAGACCCGTCGGAAAAAGATTTTGCAAGTTTTGCTGGGACAGAGGGCGCCCCACTTCGGAATGTTTCTCTCATTACGTCAAGGACAAAAAGGGTCCAACTGGACAAATTGTGTGTCCTATCTTACTCAAAGAGGAGTGCATGCGGTGCGGGATGGTCGGACACACGCCGAGGTATTGTAACTCCACAAATCCGGTGCTGACGCGGGACAATCCTACAGGCGACCGAACCAAATGCACAAGTTTCGTAAGAATAATCGACTGTGGTTTATGGATTGAACCAATCCCCGACCACATGAGAATCAAATACCTGGAATGGAAAGTCAACGAAAAAAAGCATGCATTGCGACAGAGAGGGCTTGCGGCATCAAGTTCACGACACTTTCTGTGTGAAGAATATGACGACGATACAAAAGAAACGATGATTGGATTGGCGAGCAGAGCGAGCACTTTCGATGGGTTTGAGACTCCTGACAGGGACGCACCATACAATGATTATGAGCTGGAAGTCCTTGCCAAACTTGACGTGAAACGGGAAATGTTGCAAGAGAAATATCCTGCTGGTATTATGCGATATGCGCCTTCAGAGCGGCACGCGTTCAGAGCGATTGCGTATGCCTCACGAACCATATTCTACGGCATGAAAGACGAAGATGATTGCGCATTCAATCCAAACCCGAAAAACACGACATTTCACATTGACAGAATCGGGCCGCCCCATGCGAATTTTGAAGGTGACAACCCTTGGAATTACTTTATTGGTCGCAGTCTCTCTGCCACTTGCAACCCGTATGGAATTTCAGAAACTGACCCAATTGTCGTTGAATACCAGACTCGCGTTATCGCAAAATTGAATGAAATGAAAAATGACCGCAGTCCGGAATCGCGGCGTAAAGGGTGGGTAAATAGCCAAAGTAGATTGTAAAGGTAGAAGGCGCACGCGGACGCGCAAAACTGTTTTTTTTATTTATTTAACCATACGTTGAACGCATTTCGCTGTATGTCATATTCCGACCATACGCTGCATAAAATTCAGCATTTCCGTCGTTTATAATATCGTGCAAGCTCTCGACAATCTGTTCTTCGGTTTTATTTTTCGAATTGCATAGTTCAATTACTTTTGCCATTCCGGTTTTTTCCAGGTCCGATAATAATTTTCGCTCTTGTTGTTGTTGTTGTTGTTGCATTGAATCTAAATGATGTTATGGTTATGATGATATGTGTTGATTATATTTATATTTATATTTATATTTATATTTATATGTATAAACTATAAACTTGTAAAAAATAAAATATAGTAATATGATATAACCAATAAAAAATGTCATCACATTCTAAACCTGGACAAGCCAAGCCAAAAGGGACCCCAGTTAAACCGCCAACAACCCCGATGACGCCTATCGGCTGGTCGCCCAATGGAGGATTTACGCCAATCTATTATAAACCTAAAACCGGACCCCGAGTTATTGCAAAGGGAGGTAAAAAAAGCAAGGTGCGTAGATCCAGTCGCCGCCGCCACCACCGACAAAATAGGACCCAGCGTCGCAATTAATTATTTAGGCAAGCTGTTCATCAAAAATCCACATTGGGTTTTTTATGAAAATAAACCTATCATGAAATATTTTACTTCAAACAAACGTTAAAAAAAGAAAAGTGTTAGTTAAAATACACACAACAAACAAGCTTACCTGAATTGCATCTGAATTGCAACGATATCTAAACGATATTCAGCCCCCTCCCTGGAAATGGAATCACGTTGTTGTCGGGAAGTAGGATGCGCACATCCCATGCCGGGGCCTGAGCTGGAGGGGGTTGGGGCGGTTGTTCCCATCCTTGAACGTCCGGTTCCTGGTCTTGGTCTTGTTCATGTTGCTGCTGCCAAACGTGAGCGAGTTCTGGGACGAATTCGTCTGCCCTGGCGTCGAGCTCGCGCGGAGCTATGCCGTTGGTGATGCGTTCGATGGCGTCGATGTCACGATTGTGTTCAAGATTGTGAATACGAAGTATTTCAAACCAGTTGTCAATGTCAAACCACGTTTCCATGAGCGCCCACTGGTGACCTTCGTTCATCGGCTCAATCATGTCGAGAATGTCGTATTCGGACATGTTGCCGCTGTGAGCATTCTCGGCAAATGCGCGCGTAAGCCCTTCGACCGTGGCTTCCCGCTGAATCCACATGAAACTGAACATGGTGAAGTAATCGGAACCGGGGCGCTGAATGAACAGGACGTTTCTCCTGAAATTCGTGTGAGCAAGCTGGTTGGCCATTGGAACGGAGAAGCTGAAAACGTCGATGTGCGTGGTATGGAGAAATGCCAGTGCAGCATCGTGCAGAATGTCATTTGGAAGTAGTCTGAAGAACGCCGAACGAAATTCGCGCTCGGTGAAACGTTTGCGAGCAAACGTCCATTCTCTGTCGCCAGTATTGTAGTTGTTGAAGATGTCGATCATTGAGTCGTAATGTTTGGTAATTGGTAAGCCTACATATTCTAACACTTCTTGGGAATTCATATCAATTTTTTTTACTTTCGTGCATGATTCGCGTTTCCTATAAAAATTGATATAAATCTTTCTTTTATATACGTATACATATAGTATGTAATAGGACAGTCGGTTAGCTCAAACAAATATCAAAACAACAACGAACGCAAATATGTCATCGTCGTCGTCATACAATAAATGCAACCTTCAGAGACGCTTCAAACAATTTTCAAGGTCCCCCACTACTGATGGAATGAAAGACGTTCTGTCACATGCTTCACGCATCGTCAATGGGTTTATTATCTCTGTGTCAGAAGATCCAAGTCAACAACCGCATGCGTATACGTGGCTCAAAATGCAGATGAAAATCTGGAAATCGAATGCTATGACCAGATGCAGCGATATTGTTTACATTTTCAAGCAAATATCGGTTCATTTGGACTACGTTCACAAACTGACAATTATGCGCAAAATTACGTATTCGCAGTCCGAAAAGGATATGTATGTTGACATTTTATCAGAATATGCCGAAATTCTTCAGAGGGTGGTAGTTTCATCATGTTCCGAAACCGAGAGAAGCGGCGAAGGTTCATCGGGCAGCACGAATTCGGGTTCGCCATCGCCTCACCTACCCTGATGAAGAATAAACTTGCGGCGGTGCTATGCCGAACCACTTTTTTATAGATAAAAATAAAATAAAGTAATAAATATAATACATCCAATTAAGAAATTCGGAAAATACAAAATAAAATAACGTATAATGACAGTTCAAGCTCCTATAACTCCGATCGCCCCGAATGAAGAATCACCAATTATCATTTCCCACGAAGAAGTTTCATTATCTCCATTTAAATTCGAATCCGACCCAGGTAAAAATGATGACATATGGGCATTTTACAGATGTTTAATGCGTGGGTTCTTACTTGCAACATACGAACAAGAACTTGAAACTATAAATGCAAACCCTTCGAAAAATAAAGACGAGGCCGACAACAATAAACTCATTATTATTGGACGAATTGGCCGACTGCTTCGTGGAATGAATAAGACGGTTCTTCATGTTGACAACGTGTTTCAATTCGACGATTTTGCGATTACGGAGTGCGACTTGATTGTTGGAATGCTCACCCGAATTTCAAGGTGGTTCAAGCATAAGGTGCAACTCGATGTGCCCCGACAATATTTCAGTGACATTGATACAAGTAAAATAGCACTCGAATCCAGTGCGGACTATTTCGTGCATCAGATTGATTTGGCGTTCAAGGACCTAAAACATAAAAAACCGGACCCCACTATTTCTCCCATCGTAGTGAAAGACATTGACGATTTTATAGTCCAGTTGACTTCTGATATGAATAACGTGGGGCGGTCCAAAGTGCTGGCAGCGTATGATGCAGTGCGAGGAAGCATTACGACCGAAAAAGCACGGGCTGTAGCAGGTAAAGTAACACGAAAGGTTCGTCTTGTAGTCGATAAAACAAAGCAAGTAGGTAATACGGCCGTCGAAGGGGTGAAAAAGTTTACCAGAGGTAGACAACTTGCATTTCGCGAATGGGACGCAAACCGACAACGCGAAAAGGCCGAAAAGGCCGACCAAGCACTTGCTGAAATCAAGGCTAAACAGCTGCAAAACGTTCAATCGGGTGGCGCACCAAGTAAAAAGGGGCTCGACTTAATGTATCCGCTCAAGCAATACCGAGAACTCCGCCGAGCAACGGGTGAAATCGAAGTAATGCAGAAACCGAATATGACGGCGGTTGAGTATTTCGAAAAATTACCCGTAATGCTTACAAGAACGAGCGACAATGGAGATGACCAAGTTTTTCCCGCGCTATTTGGGCACCCACTTTTACTGTATTTACCATTTGCTCGCGCGTTTGGATGCATTATCGAGGTATACAGTCGTTCTTCTCTCGTTGCTACCGACCCACCCGTCTTAAAATATTTGTTTCCATCTGAGGCAGAAATTGCGAAAAGTGCTATTCGTAATATGCCAGTTATACGCATCATGGATGATAATCCGTATAATGCCGACCCAAATTTAAAAGATGTTCTGGAGTATCCAAACTTTCTAACGCATCAGGACCAGTATATTGCAAATTTCAGTATACTCTTCACAGCCACTGGTAAAGATGTGGCGGATAAGGCGGTAGAATATTTGGCAAACAAGGTCAAAATGTCTACACAGATGAAATCAAATGGCGAGAAAATGCAACGATTCGAAGACCAATACAACATCGCGGATGCAAAATATAAAGATGCCGAATCTTTAATGGTGAAAACAAAAGAGCCAAAAGAAAACGCCCGAGAGGAATATAAAGTGGCAAAGGAAAAATATGAAGACGATACTAAGAATCCTTTACCAGCAAACGCCGATGCCAAAATGCAAAGTGCTCGAAACGATAATCGACGTGACTACATAAAAACCAGAAAACGTTTTATAAAAGCGTGGGAAGTTTACAATACGGCCATAACGGCCAGAAATGCGACATTTAAACGACGATTGGTAACTCAGAATCGATTGAAAGATATGATTTCCAATATCAACAGTCAAAAAGATGAAAGTGATAAAACTGCAGACAAAGCGCGCCAAACGGTAATAAATATGTTGTCAGCTTATAAAGTT